TACTGGGCGGCGTCGGGGGCAGGAGGAGGGCCATCCATCGGTCTTATCGGCGCTATTGCTGTGTTAGATATTTCTGGGAACAACAACTTGTTGTCTAGGATGGTGCCCGCGGGAAACATTGATACAATTAGGGTTTATTTTTTTTTGCTGGCATTCTCCCGCAACTTGGAAGAAAGTAGTTGTCATTTGACCCCGATATGTCATATCGTCAACCCAACACATAAAAGCCGTGTCCGGATGTGAACACCATCAAACGCACAATGCTCTTCAACCGCAAGCCCGAGACCGACCCCGAGGCCTCTTTCTACGAGCCGCTGCTGAGCGAGCATGATCGCAACGTGATCCTCCCCTCGCCGCCCACCTCGCACGAGAAGTACCTCTACGTCAAGTCCGGTCGATGGTTGATCAGCATCTTCGGTCTGTTCTCTTCCACTTGTCTTATGACCGGTATGTGGCTGTTCGTGCTCGCAACAAGGACATATTGGTTCGCTGTTTTCGCTGCCGTCAGCACTGTATACCTTTACGTGTCTTACCTCATGGTCAACTGCGTGGGCAAGGACTTCAACCTGCGCGTCCACCGGAACATCCAGAAGCTCAACTCGAATGCTTGTCCGCCAGTAGACATCCTTCTCCCCGTCTGCGGCGAGGACTTTGAGGTCATCCGCAACACCTGGGAATACGTCTCCGCTCTCGACTGGCCCACCAAGACCGTCTACGTGCTCGACGACAAGAAAGACAACAAGGTCCGGGACCTCGCCGCCCGCTTCGGCTTCAACTACATCACCCGCAAGGACAACCACATGAAGAAGGCCGGCAACCTTCGCCACGCGTTTAACAAGACCACCGCCCCGTTCTTCGCCATCTTCGACGCCGACTTCTGCCCCCGCCCCGACTACCTCAAGGAGATCATGCCCTACTTCGCCCACGACGGCAAGATTGCTATTGTGCAGACCCCCCAGTTCTTCGAGGTCCGCCCCGACCAGACCTGGGTTGAGCGCGCCGCCGGAGCTGTCCAGGAGCTGTTCTACCGCTTCATACAGGTCTCTCGCGACACCTTTGGCGGCGCCGTGTGCGTGGGCACCTGCGCAGTCTACCGCCGCGAGGCACTCGTCCCCTTCGGCGGCACCGCTGAGATTGGCTTCAGCGAGGACGTCCACACCGGCTTCGCGGTCGTTGACGACGGCTGGAAGCTCAAGTATATCCCCCTGAACCTCGCCAAGGGCGTCTGCCCATACGAGCTCAAGTCCTTCTTCAGCCAGCAATACCGCTGGGCGCTTGGCTCCACCACTCTATGCACCAACCCCCACTTCTGGAAGTCTAGCCTGAGCTTCCGCCAGAAGGCCTGCTTCCTATCCGGTATGCTCTACTTTCAGGTGACAGCCTTCGCCACCGTCCTCGCCACCGTCCCCGGCATCATCATGCTCTGGAAGTTCCCCGAGCACGTGGTGTGGTTCAACGCCACTTTCGCCCTGCCCAGTCTCATCTTCGGTTGGGTGCTGATGCCTATGTGGTCCGCCCAGGACTACCCCTTCACCGTCAACCACCTGAAGGTCGCCCAGAGCTACTCGCACCTATTCGCCATCAAGGACAAGATCATCGGCACCCAGATGCTCTGGGAGTCCACCGGCGGTGCTGGTGCCGCGACTTCTTCCGCCAACCGCTTCCTACAGGGTCGCATCCTCTGCGGACTGGTGACCGCCTTCAGCTTTGTCTTTACCTACGCAATGACTTACTACTATGTCCACCACGGCTTTGCCCTAGTCAACTTCCTCCCCGGCCTGTTCCTCACCGCACTGAACACCACGACCAACCTGCCGTTTATCCTAAATCATCGGGATTAGACTATAGTAGCGTGTTTAGTCTAGTTCGCGATTTAGCACTGCTTTTTTTTATATTGCCATTGTAATAACAACTCTCAAAATGTGCTCAGGAATCAGGATCATCACAAAGGACGGAACCATAATCGTTGGCAGAACTATGGAGTTCGGGTCTAGCATCCTCAAGTTCAAAAAGTTCATGAGCAAAAGCATCAAGGGCGTGTCTACCCCCGATAACAAACTGCTCGACGGTATAAACCGCAACGGTCTGCACGTGATGGTTCTTTACTTTCCCAAGTGTGCGTCGTACTCTGCCCCCAAGGCAAACTTCATCAACGTGAAGGCCCTCGACCTCGCGATGCTCCTGCTCGAGCGTTGCGCAAATCTCAACGACGTCGAGTACCTTGCCCCCAGGGTCTGTGTCATAGACGAGGAGTACCCCCCATTTGTCGGGACCCCCGGCATTCACTGGATGGTCACCGACCTCTCGGGTAAGTCACTCGTGCTCGAGCCGGAGAACGGCAAACTGAACGTTTACGACAACCACATTGGTGTGTTCACGAACAGCCCGTCATTCCCCGAGCACATCGAGGAGGCCGAGAAGGCCCTGAAAAAGGTGAGCAAATACTCTGACCCCAACGCGCTGTCCCAGGGCACTGGTGCCGTCGGTCTCCCCGGGGATTACTCTAGCGTCTCTCGGTTCATTCGTCTGGCATTCTTTACAGATACGCTCGTCCAGCCGAAGGACGCCGCCGAAGGTGTCAATTATATGATCCACGTCCTCAACAACTTTGACATCCCGAAGGGCGCGGTTGGTACGATGGACCCCAAGACGAAGAAAGTCAATTACGAAACCTCGATTTACACGGTGTACTACAATCTAACTGACCGTACAGTACTACTGAAGGATTACACGAACCAGAACATCAGGGTTCTGTGATGACGTGGCGCATTGTTAATTGTTATTTGTGTTTTGTGTTTTGTCATTTGACCCGGAGCCAGTTAGTGTATAAAAGACTGCCTCTGGAGTGTTTTTTCACCAATCACCAACAACTCTCTTTGCTCCCAAGCAAACAACAAGCACCCAAAGCCCAACACCACCCAAACAACATGGCCCTCAACTACTCCGCCCTGGCTTTCGACTTCCCTCGCCGGGAGAAGATCCACCCCGGCATGTTCTCGTACTACAAGCGTGTTTTCAAGGGCACCGTGTGGAGGCCGTTCCTCCTTCCCAACGCGTCTCTGCAGGGCGCGCTTGACGAGGGGCACCGTCATAACGTAAACGGCGACATCCTGGCCGTCCCCGCTGTGTACGAGTTCGCGGTCGCCGAACGCATCGGAGGCAAGCGGCTCAAGACATACCTCGGCACCACGCGCAACGCCAAGCAGCGGCACACAAAGTACCTGTACAACGGTGACCACATCGCACAGTTCCTGGAGTCTGCTGTCAAGAACGGTTTTGTGGTATACCGCCGCATCCGGTACATCATCCCCCGCGCCAACCTGAACACTCGTGACCTGGAGCTTGCTGCTGTGCTTGCCGAGCAGACCGAGACTCGTTTCCTGGGAAAATATAACTATTCGTGGAATGCCAGGACAAACGGTGGCGCAGCCATGACTCGTATGCCCGTGAAGACTTCTTTCCTATGCAGGTTTTCTAAGGTCAAGTGGCTGCGGAACCCCGATGCCCAGAAGTTTGATAACTAAATAATTGAAACACTTTTTATGTAAAACACATACGGAAACTAATGCGAGAAAAGGAAAGGTCTTTTACATATTGTCACAACAATAACATAACAAGGTATATGTCAGTCATTAATAGAAATGATTATCGCAAAGAAGCGCTTTTATATCAGCAAGTTATACTTTGTTTTGGACAATGTGATGTTCTGGGAGGCGTTCAGGTGGGAAAGGCTTGACATGGGTCATATTTACATTCAAAAGTTCTCGAATGGTAAGATGTACGCTGGTTTGACGACAAATTTTCTGAGAAGAATGAATGCATACAGACGGTTCAGGGGAAACAATGATCATCATACAAAAGCTCTTAAAAAGCATGGTGAAACGATGCAAATATCGTTCGCAAAATGTCCCAATTATCTTATGGACACCGTGGAAATCTTCGTGATTGATTTCTATGATCTCACTGATCCATCAAAAGGATACAATAAAACAACAGGTGGTCGCAAAAGTTTCAGACATACAAAAGAAACGCGTATGAAAATATCCGAGTCAAAGAAAGGTGAAAAGAATCCTAATTATGGGAAAACACCAACTGAAGAAACGCGTGCGAAGATGTGCTTCGCCCAGGCAAATGAAAATAACCCAGTGTATGGCAGAACGCACGACGAAGGTGCGCGTAAAAAAATATCCGACGCAGAGACAGGTGAAAAGAATCATAATTCGAAACCAATATGCGTGTTCGGAAAGCTATACGATTCTGCTTCTACAGCAAGCAACATTTTGCGCGATGTGTGCAACACTAAATCCAAATGCAACTTTGTGAAAAACTGGATTCACAAGAAAACACATCCGCACAATGTATTTTACGTGTCAAAGGAGTTCTATAACTCTATGAAAGGCACTTCTGAAATCATCACACGTGATATGTATATGCTTTGGGTTGAGTAATTTTTACATG